CACTGTGATTTGCGCTTTACCCAAAACCCAATCAAGCGTTGGCGGATCGTCCTCGGCGTCACTCACGATCATCGTGAGCCGATCCTTGAGCCACCGGCTTGCATGTGCAGCTTCATCTCCCGTCATTTGTTCAGCGTTGCGCTTAGGCCGGAAAGACTTACCTACCAGCACTTCGGCGCATTCCGCCACAAATTCCGACCACGGCTGCATTTCTGGCGAAAACACAGCCCATTTGCGCGCATGCAATCTTGCCGTGTGGATCATCGCAAACCGCGTCCATGACGTTTTGCCCGAACCCGGAAAACCTGTCACGACGATCAGCCTGCCCTCAGTCGGTAGCTTCATCGTTTCATCTGTTGCAGCCGTGCCAGTCGTCATCACAGCGGGAGGCTTCATCGCCAAAAGCAGCGTAAGCGTGTCATCTTGGATGTTTTGAATGCCCGAGATTGGATAAGCCACGGCATTTTCGATGGATGCTTGAACACCAGCCTTGCCGTGTGATTTCAACGTGTCGCATGCGTCCTTGCAGCCATCTGGCCATGTCACCATCCAACACCGATGACGGCCAAGGCGGCGAGCCAGTTCTTCGCGAAGGTTTGCCCCCGGCGTGTCCATATCGCCAGCAAGAATGAACTTCTGCACCTTACCCAGCAAATCCGCGTGGGTTGTGATTGGAGAAAACCGCTTATCTCCCTCGCGTGACGGATCATCCTCGGACTTTAATTCAGCCGGAGCGCCGTTCGGCAAAGTTACCACTTGCGGATATCCTGCCTCATGCACCGCCATGCAATCGGCTTCGCCTTCAACCCAAACAACAACATCCGGTTCAGCAACCGCGTCAATGTTGAACAACGTAGGCAACGGGTTTTTTTCTTGAATGAAAAACTTTTTAGGAGATCGGTATTTGCGGTTTACCACTTTTCCGGCGAACAAATACGGAAACACCAACGCATTTTGTTCGCCTTCATCCCCAGGGAACCAATACCGCGTGATGTAACATCCAAACGCATCAACGGTTTCTGCACCGATGCCGCGCGTCGCAAAAAACTTGTAGAGGCTATCAGGTTTCGTCTGGTCCTTCACGTCATGAACCGGAGGCGGGGCGGGAGGTTCGCGGCGAACAGGTGGCGCAGAACCACCAAAATTCACGCTTTTTCCACCCTGCCAGCCACACGTTGCGCGGTGGCATTTCCACATCACCCCTTCGCCAAAGTCGTCAATTGTCACCGAAAGGCACGTTTCCCGCGTCTTTCCGCCACCACATTTCGGGCAGATAATTTTTTCGTTTCGCCCAGGCGATGTCGATTTGAGCTTGATGCCGAGTTCGCTCAAAATTTCATGAATATCGCTCATCACCAAGTTCCCGACAATGGAGAGGTTTTATACGTTTCGCGTGTTGCGTTGGTGACGGGTGTTATTTTCCAATTCCCGCTGTTCAGCCACGACGCCGGATAAGGGATATACCGATCATCGTCGGAAAATTTGAACCTCCTAAGCGCGTTCATGATCTGCGCTGGGGTTGCGCCAGACGCTATCGCTCGTTGCCACGCCACCAATCCGGGGCTTGGAGCAATTTTGCGAGGGTATGCCGCGTAGAACGCCTGCCAGTCAGGATCGCTCTCTCCAACCTTTGCCCTGCGTGTTTTCCGTGGCTTGGTTTCTTCATCACCAGACGCCAAAACAAGCTCATTCACCGGAGCGTTAGCGACGGATGGCGGACGGGGGATTATAGGGGGATTCTCTTTCTTATCTTCTGTTATATTATGTTCTGTTATATTGGATGCTGTCACATTGATCACAGTGGTATCTGTCACAGAGTTCTCATACATAGATAAATCAATTGGTTGACCTGTATCAACCGGATATTTTTTTGCACTTTCTGCGGTGCGTGCTTGACGTGCCGCTTGAGTTTTTTGACGAAGTTTCTCTTTATTTTTCATAGCTTCGAGTGCTTTTTCAGCGACAACGGAATGATAGAGCCTTCCGTCTGAGCACTTTACCCACCCTCGTAAGCCACCTTGTTCGCGCACTTTTCGGAACGATTTGACCGACCGGCCATAGCCTAAAAGGTATGCCAATTGGGTATCATCGTCAGGCAAACTGGCGGCAGGAATTTGGTGCCACGATGCTGCCCACGAAAGAACGGCGCACCGAAAAACCTCTGGATTGCGTTCTTGCGCCATCTGACTATCGCGCAGCCGGACCACGTCAAGCAGCATGGATGGCATGGATCGCAGGTCGCAATCGGGAGGCGTAAGAGGATCGGGATAATTCATGCGTAGAATCCCCACGCATAGTTTCCGTCAGGAATGTTGCAACGCGCACAGGTATTGCGTAAATTGCCATTAGTCACGGCTAGATCCTCTCTAGTCAGTGCAGCGGTCCCGATGCTTCAACATCGGCTGGTTACGCCGGGAGAGATTGACCCCTCTCCCGGTAGAACCTTATCCTAAGTTACTTCACCCGCGATTGTCCATCTGCTTGGTTGCGCGCAGCGAAAGCGAAAACAACTGATCCAGCGCACTAACAGTCGCTATGCGCTCGTCCGCAGCGTCCTCGGGATTATGGTTTGCATCGACAAGCCATGACGTCCACGCGGCGTAGAACGCCTGTCGCGCGGCAACCATATCATCATACTTCGACATTTGATTTCTCTCCGAATTGATTGATCCAGCAGACAATGCACCATCCTTGATCACGCTTGCCTCGCGTGAACGAAAACAAGTCAAAGAACCGGCGAGGCTCGGTCCCTGGTTTGACAGCCATCACTTCCGCACAGCCGCACACACAGCACTTTAGTTCAGTCATAGCTTCACCCGTCCAGACGCCACAGAAAGCCCCCACAGCCGACTAGCGACGGCCAACGGGTCTATGCTCTGACATTCCCACCACAGCCGCTCTGCGCCGCGCATATGCAGGTCGTGATGGTGCGCAACGCATAACGGCACCGTCCAATTGTCGCCTGCTTTCATGCCGCGTGCCTTCGGCTCTGGGCCGCATGTAAGGTGATGCACCTGCACGGGTTTCGTGCCGCACACACAGCACGGAAACGTCGCGACAAACGCCATGTGCTTCGTGCTTCGGTGCCGCTCAGTTTTGAAGAATGTTTGGTGCGTCATGCGCCACACGGAACCCCAAGAGGATGCGCGTCAAACATGTCGAACAACTGCGCAGCGTTGCGTTCCGCGTGTTCAAGGTGGCGACATGCCTGCGTGAAGTATTCCGGTTTGAGTTCCACACCAACAAACTTACGGCCTTGTTTGAGCGAGACGAAACCTTCGCTGCCCACGCCCATGAACGGGCTGAGAACCACATCGCCAGGATTGGACCAGAGAAACAACGCATTTTCGATCACGTCAATTTGGAGCGGGCAGACGTGGCGCTCGTCGGCGTCACCCTTCGGCAACTGCATCCCCGTCACTTGGCTGGAATTGATCGTATAGGTTTGCCGCACATCGAACCAAACCGGCGATGCGAGTTTCTGCCACATCTCAACCGGAAGTTGATCGCGGTTGTGGCCTACAGGATCTTCATTTTCACCCGGCGCACGGAACACCAAAAGATAATCGGGCATCCCAACACGCGAGCGCGTGCTGTCTTTCAAAACCTGCTTGTGCAAAAGGCCCAACGCCTTGGTGCGCGTCATCTCAACCACCGGATCGCGCCAGATCGTCACGCGAGAATGCAGCGTCCAGCCTTCCGCCTCATGCGCGCGGATGATATCGCCCGAAAAATCCTTAATGCCGATCCGGCCATCTTTCCATTTGGTGTAGGGCAGGTCAGAACAATGCACAGCAGACAACCGACCGGGCTTTGTCACCCGCGTCATTTGCTTGATCAGAAATTGGTAATGGGCGCGGAAATCGTCATCCGTGGCGCTGTTCCCCATATCCAATTCGGACTCTGAGTAAACGAAAATTGAGGCAAACGGCGGACTGTAAACCGAAAAGCCCACAGATGCGGCGGGCAATTGCTCGATCACACTCACGCAATCCCCATTGAACGCCTGATAATTCACGCCCGATTGAGCGTTAAGACATTTTACAGCCACGGTGCAGCCTCCACGATAACGGTTGGGTTGTATTTTACTTTCACAGCAGACGTGGCCCCTTCATCGCGGCGCATCGCCTTAGCCATCTCACGCTTCATCGTGACGTGTCCCGCCGCCTTGCGGTCAATCACACGGCCAATCTGATCCTCGCCTTCTGCCACGATTAAATGCACATGCACGGGCCGTGTCTGACCGAACCGATGGCATCTCCTCACGGCTTGATACCATGCCTCGTAACTAAACGTGCGACCGACGAAAATCATACGCGCGCAGTGTTGGAGATTTAATCCGGCCCCAGCGATTCCAGGCTTGGTAGCCATGACAAGTTTGCGGCCAAGAACGAAATCATCAAGCGCATCTTCCTTGCGTTCTGGTGTCATACTCCCGCGCAAATCGATACAACCCGACAGAGCGGCGCACACAGCGTCCGCCTCGTAGTCAGTGTCCAACCATACCAGCCACGGTTCTTCGGGTTCCTTGGCAATCAACGAAGCCGCCATTTCCGCCCGTGATTGTGCCGTCTGGCGCTTTACCGCGTGCATCGTGGTGGCGGATACATCTGCGGCAAACAACGATCCGTCCTCGGGTTTAACCTCGCCCGCCGCCTTGTGGCGCGTGATTTCCATCGGCGGGAGCACAAACCGGCTTGCGTCATAACCGAGATCGGCGGGCGTTTCCGCGCATCGCGCCCACGACGCCACCCAATCCCAAAACGCAGTCACCGCATGGCCTTTCAGACGCCATGACTGCGAAGCCTGCGCGGTATCGTTGATGAACCATCGGGCAAGCATTTCCTGCCCCGACATGATACCAAGAAACTCCGCATGGTTGCCGAGTTCCATGTGATCGTTTGGCGCTGGCGTGGCGGTGCAACAAAGCCTAAAACGAGTGCATGCAAACCTCTCTGTCAGTTCCTTGCGCGTTGATCCGTGCATCGATTTCAGTATCGAGGAATTATGAACAAGAAAACCATTCACCGAATAGGATGGATGCCGTGTTGCGCCAAGGTCATAGAAATAAAGCTTTCCGTCGGCATCCCTGAGTTTTTCCAATTCAGGATGTCCTTGTTCGAGAACCTCAATACCGTCCACCCTAACAAAGCCAATTTGGCATCTTTCTTCGCATCCAAATGTTTCCTCGCCGTATGCGATAGACCATCCGCCTCTATCCCGATTTTCAGAGTAGGATTGGCGCAGTCGATTTTGTAACAAGTGGGATAATTGGCTTCCCGCTTCCCCAACGACACTGCAAATTCCGCTATCCATCCGTTGCCAAGATAATCCATGAGTATCGACTGCTGTAATGGCATCGGTCTGCCATTCCCCCCACGTTCGGAAAACGTGTGGTTCATTTCGCGCAATTTCTGGGAGATCTTTTTGCGAACATCCGCCCGCAAAGTTGGGTTCAATTCGCTTATGCGTTTGATTTCCGCCATCGCTTTGGGGTTGCCCGATGCAAACCATTGGGCTTTTTTGATCCCCCGTTTGATTGCAACTTCCTTCGAATGCACTTTCGCTAATATCTCTGGCTGTCTCATCCGCCATTTCGCTGAGCAGGATGTCCCGCAAAATCTCTGGGCGAATTGACTGGACGATTTTGGGCAAAACACTTTTGCGCACCAAATGCACTGCCTCTCTTGTCGCCAGTGCGTGATCACCAATTCGCAGATTTTGTGCTCCAACCCATCCACGCTGCGTGAAGATGGGATGATTTGGGCTGGAAATAAATGACTTCCCCCCGATGCTAACAGAGATGGCATATTGGACTTCCCGGCGGTGAACATCGCGGATTTTATCAACCCCGATGGCGTTCAAGATATAATCCCCAGGGGAAAGGTTTTCAATACACTTGCTGCCATTAGGCGTATCAACGATAGTGCCTTTTGCAAAACACTCATCCAAGGCCACCGCGTCAAACTTCTCGCAATCCAGCTTATCCAGCCGATCATAGTTGCATACGTTAATCCCCGGCCCCGCTTCGGATTGATCGCGGATCACGCGGATATCGTAACCCCACCGCTTGCCCTCGCGTTCAATCTGACGTGCTACGGCCAAAGGCGTGAGGATCAGCCCCATACCGTCGCCCACGCACTGCGCGGCCCATTCAAGCATGCAAGCTGTTTTGCCCAACCCAGTATCGAGGAAAAGTGCAGCCCGCCCTTGACGCAGCGCAAACGCCACGCAATCCCGCTGATAGTCAAATAGGTGTTCTGGCATCGGGCCGGGTTCCATGCCCACGGCTTGCGCGCGTGGTGCCTTCGCGGCGAGGAACGCTTCGTATTCCGGGTTCATCGTTTTTTAGCCTCCAGATTAAGGCGGTGCGTCATCAGTGCGATTGCATCCGCCGCGTTGTGATCAGGGGGAGTGAAACCTTGCGCCCGCGCCCAGGCTAGAACGTGATCCTTGTCCACTCGCGCCTTTCCGAACAGTTCCTTGCGGACAATTTCGGCGCGTTCTTCCTCACATTTCACGTTCCATTCGTAAGCCACCATTTCCGCCACCGACGCGAGGCCGAACTGTATCCGCGCAACGTGCGTGGACGCTTGCCGTTGCGCTGGTAGAGGAGCTTCGAGGATAATCAAGTCAGGTTGAAAGAATTGGATTGCGCCTTCCAGTTCATTCGCAAGGCATGAGCAACGACGGCCTAAACCGCCGTCGCCCAGCATCCAAACACCATAGACCGGCTTGTGAGAGGCGGAACCAAAGCTCCAACCAACCCGCGTGCTCAGGTCCAACGCAAGGCATTTGAGGTCAGCCATCCAAATCGCTCGCGTCTGGCAAGTCAGCCGGTTGCGATTGATTGTCCTTCGGCTTACGGCCCCGCTTGCGTGGCGTGGCTTCCGTCACCTTGTCCGCGTCGGGATTGTGCGCGATACGATCCGCGTGGCCGTCATGGAAGCCTTCCAGCCACTTCACAAACGTCTCGGTGCCTGCGTTAAACGGATTGTTTTCGATTTTCCCGCCGTGGCGTCCGCTGTTGTATCCGTCCGTGTGCGCGCGGGCCAAAGCAAGTTTGCTGGCGATTTCTGTCGATGGTTTTGCCACATCCAGCGCGGCGCTGAAATTCGACTGGCCTTCCTCATCCACGCCGATCAGACCGAGGATGACAAGGTATTCCGTCCGCTTCTTGTGTTCGTGTTCGGGGTTCTCTTTGTGCGACTGCGTGTAGGCGTATTTCACCGCCTTGCCGTCAACGCCCATGTTTTCGTAACGCTTGAGCATGGTGGCAATACGCTGCTTGATGCGCGACATTTCGCCCTGCATCTGGCTGTATTCGGCAAAGCACCCCGCCACATCATCAGGGTTTGCGTTCGGTTTTTCGGAATTGGGTTTCTTCGCCATGAACGGCTCCTCGGGTTGCGGAGCGCCATCAATAACATACGATATTATCCACGAATAGACGGAAAACATATTGACGGAAATGTTTTGCCTCGTCATGTTCGCGACGGTCAACCATCAAACGAGGCTACAATGAACGAGAAAATCGAACCGGCGAAACGAGGCCGTCCCGCAAACAATCCACCGACAACCGGCTTCACAGTGCGCAATATGTCTGTTCTGGCATATGCGCTGGGGTTCACCCTCTGGCATTACAAAGGGATGGAATTTCCGCTTTCCACGCTAAAATCTGCGGGGTTTTTCGATAACGCTGTCGATATTATCAATACTGGCGACATTGTGATGTTGTCCGCGTTTGATGGTGGCGATCTGGCATTCATCGCAAAGTCCAAAGCTCCGCATGATCGTTTTGAAACGGTGCATCTTGCGCCGATGGGCGGTGCGAAATGAGCGCACGCATTCAGAATTTCCCCGACGCCTTGCAACCACTTATCCAGCAAGGCTTTCTTGATCGCGAGTTTCAGGCCGCAATTACATCGCGCCCCGGCTTTCGCTCAATCGCAACTCGCGCTTTTGTTAAGTCCACTTTGGAAGAACAAGACGTTGATGGCGTAACGGTCAAGTTGTCGCATTATGCCGCGACGACTGACCTCAACATGGTCACTTCGCGCGTCGGCATCGCATCGCAATTCCTGCTTAATACTGCCATCAACGGCGAACAGGCGGGCCGGGCATGTGACGAACTTGCCCACAACGCTTTGAACAAAGCCGTTGAGATATCAAAGCACACAGCCACTCTCAACATGGAAATGTTGTTGAACGCAGTCGGAAGGCTCCGCTTTTTAAATGTGCGCGAGGTTGATGGTGCATATAATTTCTACCTTGACCCAATTTCTGCGCGTCAGTTGTTTTCTGACAACGATTTTCGTCATTTGTTTGCCGGTGCAACATCAGCAACCCAAATCTTTCGGCGCGGCCTGGTCAATGATTTCCTTGGCCTGCGTTTTATCCCAGTCAACGACACATTCTATGAAAATACGCGCCGCGTTTGGATCGCTGGCGAAGGGGCTGTCACCGAATACGTTCCAGATGATGTGCTGGCAATGGGCATCGGCCCAGATGATGCGGTGGAGTCCGTTATTGAGAACGCAGTGATGGTTACGCGCGAGCCAATTGACCGCCTGCAACAGATCATTGCGCAGTCTTGGTATTATGTGGGGGAGTTTCACCCGGTTGATGGCCGCGCGCTGGCCTTGGATATTTCCGAGGTGTTGCCATGAGGCATAAAATTACACAACTATGCGACGGCGAAATGTCGGTTTGCACCGTCGATAGCAGTACCATCATCATGAGCGTGAATGGCTATAGCGGCAATCTCTTTGCCTCTCATTCCGTGCATTTGAATGCCGTTCAAGCTCGCGAAATCGCATCCGCGTTAATTGCGCACGCCGATGCGGTGGATGCTGACAATCATGAACAGGTGACGCCATGAGCGACTTACCAACCCGATGCGACATCGCGGCGAACGCTCTGTCTACTATCGCAGATGGTGGCAATTTCGTACCTCTTTACACATCTGAACAGGCACTGCACCACGCGACGTCTCTGTTGCGTGAAGCTGGGATGCGGATGCGACGCGCGGATAATCTGATGTTTGACCAGTGCAATCAAATCTACGCGCTGGAAATGGCACTTGTCGAAGCGCGCAAACCGTGGTGGCGGAAAGTGCGGGAAAAATGGAACCCATGACACGACGCACCCGCCTGCGCCTCGCGCGCATCCGCCGTCAGATTGTGAGTGCGATTTTTGGGAGGTTTACGCTGTGAGCCGCCATCGGAAATACATGAAAGGCAAGTGCCTAACAACGCAAGAGGCGGTTTGTGCTGTTTTGAATGGTGAATACTTGATCGTGCATGATCGCCCAATGCATCCGAGTTGGGCTATTTCTCAGCAATTGGCAACTCTGAACAACTCTTGTCGCCGGAATTGCGTATATGAGTCGCTGATTACTCCGGAATGGCAAGAAAAAGTAATGAAAGAAGTATTTGTATGGTGACGCATCAACCATAACGTCTGGCATGCGGAGACATATCGCTAATCGCACTCTGCGGACGTGTGCCGCATTAACACGGCCACGATTCGGGCCGCAGAAGCCCCGCCGAATTGGACGCCCCTCGCGGGCTGGTTCGGCGGGGAACGGAGAGAGAAATATGTGGAAACAAATCAAATACCACGGATTCACACTTGCACTCATCGCCACATGGCTTGCGTTGTCATGGTTGTGCGCAGACGTAATTCCGTGGCTAGCTCGGTGGTATATCCGATGATTATCCCTATACCCGAAGATCGCGCGGAATGGCTGGCGCTACGCCAAAAGCATATCGGCGGATCAGAAGTCTCCGCTTTGTTTGGCGAGGAAGCTGGATACGCCGCATCCGCGTTCACGCTCTACCAAGTCAAATCTGGCCGTATTCCCGATCAGTTCAGCGAAAATGATCGCACAGATTGGGGTTTGCGATTGGAGCCTGCTGTAGCCAAATGGGCGGCGGAAACGCACGGATGGACTGTGCTGCGAGGGGGATACGCGATTGACGATACAACCCCCGGCCTCGGTGCGACGCTGGATTATCAGATTGTGCATCACAACGAGGAACAGTTCACCGGCCCCGGCGCACTGCAAATCAAATGCGTGGATTACCTCGTTTGGAAGCGCGTATGGGGCGGTTCGCCGCCGCTCTACGTGGAACTACAGCATCATCACGAAATGGCCGCTGCGGGGTTCTCATGGGGCGCTGTGGCGTGCCTTGTCGGTGGCAACGATCCGCACCTATGGAAGCGCAAAGCGCGGCCCCGGTTGACGGCGGAAATCCGATCTCGCGTGCGCCAGTTTTGGCAAGATGTGCTCGACGGCGTGAATGTGCCGACCGTGGACGGATCAGACAGCACTGCCGCTGCTTTGCGGGCGATGTTTCCGAAACCGCAAGATAGCAAGCCGGTTGAGATACCCGAAGATTTGCAACCGCACGTTCACGAATTTGCGACGATCCTGATCAACGAACGCGCGGCGTCGATAGCGTCAAACAATCGCCAGCAAGCGGCGAAAAACTTCATCTTGGCGGTGATGGGTGATGCCGATAGCGCATACGTCCCGCCGCCTGATTTCGACAGTCCCGCGCTTTATTTGAGCCGGGATAAACGCGGCACCCTACGGATCAAAGAGGCCAAAGGCACATGAGCGAAATCACCATCGAACACGAAGAAACTGCCATCGTGGCGCAACCATCCGGACAGTTGCCGGTTGCGCAATCGCAAACCACGGCGCTGCTCAACATCATCGCAGCCGCGTCATCCAATCCTGATGTGGACGTGAACAAACTGACGGAATTGCTGAACCTGCAAGAGCGCGTGTTGGCGCGTGAAGCGGAGACGGAATTTAATGCAGCGTTCGCTGAACTTGCGGCTGAAATCCCGCGTGTTCAAAAGAACGGCACGGTCAAGCTGGGGGAAGGTCCGCAGGCCAAAAGCTACAAATTCGCGACGTGGGAAGATATGGACGAGGTTCTGCGTCCTCGATTGCGCCGTCATGGTTTTGTGTTGACATTTGACGCCGCGCAACGCGATGGGCAAGGCGGCGGTGCGGTTATCACTGCCACACTGTTGCACTCAAAAGGCCACTCACGTTCGGCGTCTATCCCGCTCCCTCTCGATAGCGGGCCAGGGCGGAACAACCTGCAAGCGATGGGTTCCACGCTACAATACGGCAAACGGTATGCTACCGATCTACTGCTGAATGTTGTCCGCACGGACGAGGATGACGACGCAGTGCGCGGCGGGATGCAGTTCATATCAGCCGAACAAGTTGGAGAAATGGAGGATTTGGCGCGCGATACCGGCACAGATCTATCCAAGTTCCTGATCGCGCAGAAAGCTGGCGCGAGGCGTGCGGCGGACGTGCAAGAGAAAGACTTTGAACGTCTTAAAACCGCTCTGTTCGTCAAGAAAGCACAGAAGCTCAAAGGCCAGCCCGTAACCGACGACGATGCGCCGGTCGATAACGAGGGCCGTCTGGACGCCGCAGAACTGGCTATGGACGCGCCTAAGCCGTCTGAACCGGAAAGCCCCTACGCAAACATCGGCCCACGCCTCCGGGCCGCGTGCGAGGCTTACGATAACTGTCAGACGTTGGCCGAATTTGAGGCTTTGTCTGATCAACATCGCGACGGCATGCGGAAGCTGGAAACCACAAACCCTTCCAATTGGAAAATTGCCACGGAAGCTCAAACCCGCGCGTTCAAGCGCATGCAAAACGGAGAGTGAAATGAAACCGATACGCCATTCCCGTTTTGCCGAAATGCTCGCCAACGGGAAATCTCTGAGGGAATGTTCTATCGCACTGCATATGTCCAAACCCGCTCTGCGTGGCTTGGCGGCGCAACTGGGGTTGCAACTGCCCGGTGATGACGATGTCGTGCCAGAACGCAATCCGCGCGATGACTACGGCGCGCAACCGTTGCCGCCGTTTCACCCCATTGCTGTGTCTTTCCTTCCGAAACTTGCGTCGTTGTGCGCGGATTAGGATTGACGGAAACGATTGCGCGTGATGAATTGACGGAAACCATAGGAGGTAGAGATGACGCAGGAATTTAAGCCCGGTGATCGGGCGATGGTGGTGGTTGGCCGAGAGGACCGAGGATGGTTTCACATCGAAACCAACCTACCGGATAACGCTGGGAATGTGCTTGTACCGCCGTGTTCGCTGCACCCGCTCCCCACCCCCGACCCTCTGACCGAGTTGGAGCGCCGCGTGGTGGCGGCTTGCGCCCCGATTTTAGAATTTATGGACCGGAAATTGTCTAGTTCAGACATTCAAAACGACGCGTATTTCGCGTTCCATGACGCGGTGAGCGCTTTGGAGGCCGCCCGCGCGCCGAAAGACCCGGTGGCGGAATTGCGGGCTGCGTGGACGGATTGGAATGCTGGCGGCAAGGGGCATCGAACAGCCTACCAGCGCCTTGAACGGGCCATTACCGCCCTCGAAGCAAAGGAAATCAAATAATGCTCGCATACTCTCACCCACTCGTCACCCGCGAGGCTTTTCTTGCAGAACTGCAACGGCACGCGGACGCAGATCAAATTGTGAAGGGCCAATACTGGAAAGACGGACGCGGATGTGCCGTTGGTTGTTCTCTGAACTCAATCAGTCGGCTTTTGGTAGACGGCAGCGTGCCGCGTGATGATCACGAGAGGCTGGCGGAAATTTTGGGCACTCCACCGCAACTGGCGTATCTTGAAGATACAATTTTTGAAGGTTTGCCGGTTGCTTTAGCGCGTCAATGGCCGATGCGATTTTCTAACGCTATTCAGCAAAACGCTGATTTAAGCAATGTGTGGCCGCAATTCGCGGCCTGGATGCTGCGTGAGATTGCATTACCTGCTGCGCTTGGACGGCCAAACTGCGAGGCGGCGATTGAGCGCGTGGCGCGCGGATATGAAACGGGGTGGCAGAGCGATACCGCCAATGCCGCCGCCCGTGCCGCCCATGCCGCCGATGCCGCCTATGCCGCCTATGCCGCCTATGCCGCCTATGCCGCCGATGCCGCCGATGCCGCCTCTGCCGCCGCCCATGCCGCCCGTGCCGCCGATGCCGCCTATGCCGCCGATGCCGCCTATGCCGCCTACACAAAAATGGCGGATAAGCTGGTCGAACTTATTGCCGCAGCACCTATCGGGGAGGCGGGGCAATGAGCGACGGACACGAGCACTGTGCTAATTGTCAACACTTCCGCAAAGGATACCGCCTGCAAGGACTTAAAGTTCCTGATTTCTGTAATTGGCACTTCCATTCACCGAGTCACGATGACCCTGCGTGCGATGAGTTCAAAGCAAAGGAACAGGCACGATGACCCGGTCAGGATACAGCGAAGACTGCGAGCAGTGGGCTTTGATCCGCTGGCGCGGCCAAGTCGCCAGCGCGATCCGTGGCAAGCGTGGTCAGGCATTTTTGCGCGAGATGCTTGATGCACTGGACGCGATGCCAGTAAAGCAACTGATCGCGAATGATTTGGTTATTGTTGCCCCTGCCCCTGCTTCTGCACAGCCTGAAATGGCGAGCGTCAATGTCTGTGCCATTGGCAGCGTAGGCGTGAAGCGTGGCGTCGATATGACGAATATCGATATCCATGATTCCGACCGCATCGCCCAAGAATTTGGCATTGCGCACCAGCTTGTTCAAGAAATCGAGTTCGAAAATGACGAAGGCGATTGGGGCGAAACACCAGAAGCGCGGTGGCTCCGCATGCGCGCGTGGGTATCGGAGCAAATCATCGAACCACAAAAGGAACCCGCACGATGAGCGAGCGCGCGGATTTGCGGATGCCTTGGCGCGCTGTGGAATATTTTGTGCTGAATTGCGACGGTGATCGGGTTGCAACTGCCGACACAAAGGGCGAGGCGGCGTTCATCACCCTCGCCTCCACCACCATGACGCGCTGGTGGAGGCACTGCGGGCAATGGTTGACCGCTGGGAGCCGGACACAAGCGGCAAGGATCGCGACATGTGGGAAACAGCCCGCGCGCTGCTGGCGAAGATCGGAGAACAGCCATGACCGACAATTCGCAGGCCGCGCACGAGGCGGTGCGGGAGGCTGCGGCGCGGCGGTTCCGGCTGTTTGAGCCTGCGCGGTGATTTAGCACTGACCAATAGAGGGCATATAGATGAGTATCGAAGATGAAATAAAACGCTTGAACGCCAGCACTATTCCGGCTGATCGCAGCGCGCGGGAATTGACGGACGGAAAGCCCGTCACGCCCGATCACCGCGATATTGATCCCTCTACCGGGCTACAAAAAGCCTACGTTGTGTTGAGCAAGTTCGAGCGCGACAAAGGGTTTGTGCGCCCGTATCGGGATGCGTATCGGCACCTGAAATGTCAAGCAATCACCGTCATGGGTCGCTCGTTGGCTGAGACATATGCCCGCGATCCTGAATTTTATAGCGGCACATTCTGCTCAACTTGCCGAGCACACTTTCCGGTAGGCGAGGATGGCGAGTTCACTTGGTATGAGATGGACGGGCGCGAAGGCCCGAATGTGGGAACATGAGAATCAAGACTGCAAACCCCGAGCATGAGGTCGCCTATCAAGACATCTGCGCCCTGGTAAATAAACACGCGAGTAGCTTGTCGGCAATGGAAGTGTTGGCTGTGGCTGCAAATATGGTCGGAAAGTTGGTTGCCCTACAGGATCAGCGCACGACCACGCCAGAAATTGCCATGCGCACCGTTGCGGCGAACATCGAAGCGGGCAATCAGATGGTCCTCGATCAACTGCGTAATTCAAAGGGGCGAGGATGATCATGACCGACCAAACACAATCCGCCGTTGAGGCGATGGCGCGGGCGATTGACGAAATTGCCGACGCACGAGGCGAATGTCCTGGCGATTCCGCGCAATTAAACAACCCTGACGAATGCGCCCAAGCCGCCCTCGCCGCTTTCCTCACCCACCTCACCGCATCCGGCTGGCAGATCGTGCCGGTGGTGGCGACTGAGGAATGGGCCTGCACGAAATCGAAATCCCGCATGAGCATCGGGTTTTGGTGCGTGCGTATTGCGAGCACATGCGGCGCACAGGCGCGGTGCTACGGGAGGAATCGCCATGAGTGACAAAGTGATCGCGACCGATATAAACGGCAACAAAGCCATCATCCCGCGACTGCCGATTGATCGCGCCGGTATGCCTGTTCCCGGATACGTCACCCGGCCAGACGGTTCAATCATATGGGTAGAAGCTATGGGCGAGCAAGAGCATCTACAGACGCCATAACCGCATCCGTGTCGTGATCGGCCATCGCGGACGGTTCCCCATACCAAGCATCCCGCGTCGTCCATTCCCATGTGCCATCGTGTATCCATAGGATCGGACCTGTGGGATGCTTCAACCCTTGCCAGTTGATTTCCGGCCACGGGTAGTAAGCCCAAAAATCCCGGCCATGCAGGACCGTGATGCAACGTGGCGACGGCCATCCGTATTGCGTCCAATATCCGTCATCTGCCGTCCGTGGTGGCTCCCACGCGATCATCTGCCCCAACACAACCGGCGGCATAACGGCTGGCATGGCGTGCGTCGTATCAGCCCCCAGCGAGTGACCCGCAACGTCGATAGGGCTGTTCATGTCGAACAGCTTACATGCCCATGTCCAAATCTGCCGCGCTCTGTGCATGGCCCCGCGTGCGAACCGTGCGCCGCCGCCTAAATCAACCGGAGGCAATACCGCCGCTACGTCCTGAGACACGTCCACAGCGGCTTGTATCGTGGAACCGTCTGTAACCCGCGTCCCTGCGATGTAAAGGTGTTGGCGTCCGTCTGGTGCCACCACAGCGACCGCTTGCGCTTGCAAGTCGGAATAATACCCGAGCACGCGATACCCACGATTCACGAAAGCCGCACGGCATTTCGCCTCGTCTGTGATGTAGGCAAGGTTGCAGCATGTGATGCTTTCCAACAACGCGGCGAAATCTGGCTTGTCCATGTGGCACCTATGAAAATGGCGGCGTCTCGGGAAAAGACGCCGCCTTCTGTTCAACCGTTTCCGAAATGGAAATAGTTAGGCGGGTTGCGAGTGATCGTCTGGAACACGTTCGGAAACGGGTTCGGGAACGGGTTCGGGAACGGGTTCAACGTGAACGTCCGCAGGCAACGGCAAAGACGGTTGCGCTGCCTTCATCTGTTCATTGGCCGATTGTTGTAATCCCGCGATCAGTTCCGCGCTTTGCTCGTAGGGCAGTTTTGCGAGGCCCAAAAGGACCGTGTTGAGTTGGATCGGCGCAAGTTTGAAAGTGAAGTATTCCATCGTCACAATCCTTATTTCGCGGGAGTGGAGATCGGCGGCACGATTGACGTGGCGGGAACGGCAACAGGAACTCCGCCCTGAGCCGCACACGCAGCAACGATGGCCGGATGCAGCATCGCATTATCAAGCGTCACGAAACCAGCGGCGGAAACGCCAGCGCCGGGGTTGATGGCCGTGACAACCGGCGTGGCAAGCGCAGCAACGATGGGCTGCTGTTGCGCGTCAACAGCACATGCAACAGCATTAACCGTCGCCAAAGTAGCCTGCACAGATGCAAGAGTTGGCGGCGTGGAAGTCGGCGCGCACGCGGCAAGACCGAGCACGGCGGCAAGAGTGAGCTTACGCATTGGGTTGTTCTCCAACGGTTGATACAGGGATAACTGAGACAACAGGTTGCGAAACCTGCACCGTGGCCACTGTCGATGTGGCAGGCGGATTGAGCGCAGGGGAAGGCACCAGAGCGCCGATAAACCCCTGCAAATCAGTTAGAAGGCCAGGAAGAGCAGTCGATACACTTTTGCTCAAGTATGCGGTCAGCACGTCCTTGGCGAGCGTTTCTGCCGATTGCGTGGCCGGTGTTTCGTTAATTCCCATATGCGCCAAGGCATACGGAACGGCACCGATCACCAACGCAGTGTTGTTGTCCGCACCCGCGAAATGAGCCGCGACAGTTGTGATAACCAACGAAGCAACGGCGATCCCGTGGATTGTGCTGCGTTGGCTTACCCACGATTTTAAGTCAAACATCTCACACTCCTATGAACAAAGTGACTTGGTTTTTCTGTAGCGCCATCATGAGCGCAGCAACTCCGGGTTGATCGGATACCGCGTGCGGATCAAACACGCCGTCTAGGACGAATTTTCCCGATGTGTATTGATTGGTCCCGCTCCACAGATACGGAGATGGTAGGCCGCGATTGCGATATCCCAAGCCGTTGTATCGCTCCGCACGATCAAGAGCCGATACCGGATCAGTGATCATTCCGTGACTAAGCCCCTCGAAGAAAAGTGCATCAATTGCACTTTGCTCCCACGTAAACGGAGGCGTTCCGGTTAGCGGACGGCCAGCCGGGACATGAACGGTGCGCGCAGTCAACGGATCGCCATTGGCAAGATGACAATGAAAATTGCCGCCCGCTTCCAATTGATGAATGCAGCCGATCCACCACCACGGCACGCCAACAATTTGAGCAACAGCTCCGTAACGCGCAACATTTGCGGAAATGTATTCCGCGCCGCTGTTTGCGTCCAAACTGCCAGACAGTTGCGCGCTATCCCACATTGCGGCGTTGTTCATCAAACCGCGTATCCCACAGCGTAAGTGGTTCCCGACGCTGAATAGACCGAGATTTGTTCGGTAGGGCAGAACGTCGCGTCAAACCTTAACGTCGCGCCAGCAACGAGATAAAACCCTTGGCCCGAACTATTGCTCGCGTCCGCACATCCAAACGGATCATTGAATTGGTTGGCAATCAAGACTTCTGGCGCGTTCACGTATCCCGCACCGCCATCGTTGATCACAAACGATGTGACAACGCCGCTCGTCAAAACAGCCGTGACGTTTGCCGGTCGATAGACAGTGTTTGGCGTTGTGGTTTTGATGATGCCAGATGGAACGGGGAATTGATCCAACTGCCCACGGCCATCCCACCCCGAAGCCGACAACGCAGCGGCAAATTGCCCGTTGTTTGATCCGCCGCCAAGCAACGTGACAATCGGCGGTTGAAGAAAACCAAACCCGCCATTGAGAACAGTCAGGGATGTAACAACGCCGTTTGTGATCGTTGCCGTCGCGCGGGCCGAACCGATATCAAACCAAAGTGGATTGGTGACGCCTGTATTTTGCAGGATCAGACAAGACCGAGCCGCCGAACGAGGTAAGACCAGCTTCACAGTTGATGACGCGGTGCCGTCTGCGCGGAAAAGCCGATCAAGACGTTTTTGGTTTTGTGATCCAGGGAGGTTCATGGCGGGTTCCTTGCGGGGAAGATGCCCGCATTATGCACAGTTTGACGTTGTTTGCATCACCCGAGAAACTTCTTGATGTCTATGCCAGACAGATGCTCAAAAATTGTGAGAACAAACATGACAAACACCGCCGCCAGCGCAATGTAAACATAGACCACAACCTTGCGGAATATGATCGTCAACTCGTCTGGCGCGGGTTGCGCAGACTTTAAAATAATTCCCTCTATTTTGTTTTCGAGGTGCGCCACACGTTCTCTGGTGTTCGATGCGCGATGTTCGCGAGCTTCCTCGCTCTTTTGGACAATATCGGACAGATGATCAATCTTCTCTGAAAGATCATGCCCCTGCTTATCTACCTTTTCAGATAAAGCGTTCTGGCCCGCAATTAAATGATCAATCTGCACTTCCATCGCGCTCAATCGCCCTTCTGTTTCGATTGCGGCGCTATCAGATGTGCGGCGAGCGCGCGGCGTCATAGTCATAGTTTTTCTCCAAGAAACCAACAGAATACGATGTGTTCAGCGTAACTTTTCCCGTGCATCACACCCACTCCAAAAGCCAACTCGGCGCAAAAGACGTGACATTTGGCGCGGTGTAGTAACTCTTACGTAGGATCGGGCGGAAAAAACCAAAAGGTTCGGCATTTAACCAAGGCAGAATGCTGCTGTCCTGGTGCATAAATACGTAAGTGGCAAAAGTAATTCCTAAAAAGTTCCAAGCTAGTCCTGCTGCAACGCCACCAACATATAAAACAGCATTGCCTGCGTTCACAACTCCTTTAACAATACCGCTACTATTTACAATCGAGCTTCCAACGTAGGTATTAAGTCCTGCATAGTTATTTGGTGGCGGATTGTTTTGAAGAGTGCAGGTAATCCCCACAGGAACATTATTCGTTACGCCTGTTAGTGGATAACTGGAGTTATTATTTCCTGTGTTGCAGTTGAAATAAAGATTTATATTTCCGCTTTGAACCTGCGCTTGATAGCCTTGCTGATTGGTGCCAAAAAACCTGAACAGTTGCTGAACGTTGCCGGATGACCAATTGGAGCAGCTTACAAGATTAAATACTAGCCAACGATCTGTATTATCCATTTTTGGATTATACGAAAAATAAGCGCCTGTAGCTGTGCCGGTATTTGTGTTAAGCCCTGCGCCTAGTTTACCATTGCTAAGTGCGGCTCCAGGAAAGATTGTGCCACTGCTTATTCCACCGGCTAAGTTTCGTGTTGTATTCCCAAGGATTGAAGCGTGAACAAGATTTCTGGTTAGAGGATGTGTCCAATCAACCTCTACCGGCCACGTTGGCACAACATCGGCGCGCGTGCCAATAATTCCCGGTGTGCGAAGTAATCTTGTCGGGCGGATAATACTCATATAAATTAACCATTATTTGTTAAAGATACAGTTCGGAATGAAATTACATGAGTTGAGGCGCTAAACGCGCCGCCAGTCTGATTTTGCAGAAAACCACGCATACGACCCGGAAGCATCGGAATAAGTGCTCGGCCAACAATTGGCGAGGAAGCGCCTGTTGGGTAAAATAAATTTCCCTGTGAAATTCCCGGTCCAGACTGGTTAGCACCGCCGCCAATGCCGTCAGCATAGCTGTTTGTCCCTGTCGGGTTAAGGTATTGCAGTCCAGTCGTTACAAACAAACCAGAGCCAGCAGTCACACCTGTCGTGATAGACACGCCGATTTCGATCATCTCGTCACCCTGCGAATTGAGCGAAGGGCGATTATCGAGCGTTATCTGCGAAACTGCCTGATAACCGCTAGCAAGCGTGGTAAAGTCTGCGGTCGTGTTGCCCATACAGAGCCACACGTAGCCATCTGACAACGTGCCTGTTGCAACGCCCGGTGTGGTAACGCCACCAGTTCCCGACGATGGATTGACTGTGCTAGTGCCGCCGCCTGCCGTAATGCAAACATAAGTGTTGCTGACTGCCGTTACTTGCGAACCAACAGCGAGATCAGTAGTGCCAGTGTAAGTGGTGCCGCTGGACCATGCCGCCTGTGTGGTAACGAATAGCGGAAGCCATCCCATTGATCCATAGGTTGGAATATTTGATGTGTTGTATGTTCCACTTGCACCTGCAAATAGTGTTACGCCTGTTCCGGCAGCATACTCAATACGATTAGACATGCGGATACGCTCCTCTGTTTACATCACGGGCAGCAGCGAGATCATCTTCATTTGGTGGATTTACCCAGCCGTCAATTGCCGCTTGCGTGGTAGTTTGTGTAGAAAGTGCGGCAATCAACGCCGCCGAGGCCGATGACAAATCACCACTCGCTTCCAACGCCGCTATGCCCGCCTGCCATGCAGGCCATGTCGCGGTGTTGCTCTGATCAATCGGATCGGTGTCTAAGCTCTCAGTTACATTTATAGCGGCTAACACTGCCACGTCATTCGCCGTTGCCGGTGGAATAGTTGCTACTTGACGCGAGCGAAGCACAATTCGCGACCAATCACCCGTTGCTGATTGCCGTGCGATAGTCTTGGCTTCACCAGTGATAAATACCCGCGCTACATTAATTGGTGCAATATATGCAGCGAGTCGTTCTGCATCCGTTGCGCCAGATGGTTGCGCGAGGTCAAATGCTTCTAGCTTATCATAACAGTTTTTCATTACGTCCTCACTGTGTTAAGTTGAACAACTACGTTGCTAGATGTGCCCGTAACCGTCCCGATTACGATATAGACGCACTGCCCAGCACTGACAGAGTTTGCGGCAGTGGCATTTGTTGTGGTTGCTGTGTTGTTGACGGTTATACTGCTAAGTCCGGTTACTACTGTTCCTGAGCCAAACGTTCCTATATACACGCTAACAGGGAAAGAGCACCCTGTTGATGGCGCGATGACCTGAGCATACATGCTAGCAATTGTCAGTGCTACTGGCGCGTAGAAACACATCACGTAGCTACCCGCCGTGACAACAGCTCCACTGTCCCACCCACGAATGAGCACACCCTTAAGATTGCCAACCGTTCCAGACGACGCGCTAACCAACACTTCGCCAGATGTGTTGATCGTCAAAGCATCTGTGGCGCTGCCGTTTGTCACAAATCGGATGTTGTTCGCGGTCGTGGTGCCAACCACCAAATCGCCGCTCGTTGCACTGAGATAAACAGCGTTCGGCAGATTAAAAGAACCGCTACCAGAGAACCCCGACGAGTTCATGCCAATGTTGCCGTAATACGTCGTGGCCGTGCCGAGATTATTTGAAATAACAACATCGGCAGATGCAGTGGTGCCGGAACTAGAATTAGCGATAATTAATTGGGCGTAGCTGTTAACGCTGCTTGAGAACTGCGCGTAGATATTAACATCGGAATAGCCGAGCGTGCCGTAGTTAAACGCACCAGTCGTGGCCGATCCAGTGATTGAGCCAGTTGCCGTGTAACTTGTGGCGATGGCCACACCAAGGATTGGCGTAACAAGAGTTGGCGATGTGGCAAGCACAACGGCACCGCTGCCCGTCGATGTTGTCCCGCCTGTCCCACCATTAGCGACTGCAAGCGTTCCAGCCAGCGTGATGGTCCCGCTGCCCGTAATCGGGCCGCCGCTCGTCGTCAGGCCAGTGGTGCCACCAGAGACGGCCACGCTAGTGACGGTGCCTGTGCCGCTGGGAGTCGCCCACGCCAGATTAGCCGTGCTACCTGCGACGCTTGATATTTCTAACGCCTGCCCCGCCGATCCAATTGTCGCAGGATAAACCAGAGTATAACTGGTCGTGCTTGCTGCTGCTTGCTGCGTCAGAGTGCCAGACGCAGAACCAGGAAGCGCCACCGCAGATGCAGGCGTGAATACGCCTGCATATGAAAGCGATGCCAGAAGGGAAGGCGTTGCGCCAGAACTGCTTGCGACGTTATACCAATTGAACCCGCCGCCACCGCCGCCATGCGAATTGACGAAATCCATCTCTCCGGTGCCGCTGGCATAGTTCCAGCCGATATAAGAGCCTTGGGTTGCCCATTGCGTGTTACTGACCGCCGAGGTGACCCCGACCGTAGTGGCGGTAAGCTGCGCGCCAAACGTGCCTGAGCCATCTGCTTTGATGTAGGTAAGCGGCGTAAATCCGCTCGTCATATACAGCAGAAAATAGTCGCTCACAAAGCCTTGCGCAGACGCGAACGCACTTCGCCACGAAGTCCCGTTGCCGACCGCCTGATACGCCGTGCCGCTCTTGTTTGATCCCATCGCCACCGCGTTGACGCCAACCTTATAGTAGGGGTCGCTGGTCGCTGGGACGCTGGCGTCGGTGCCGGTGTTGTTGGTTACGTCGATCTCTACGCCAGTCAGCGCACCTTGCGATGATGTGCTGCCAAACGCCGAAAACGCGCCGCCCCAAACGCGGCCTTGGGTGTTACCCACCGCCACCGATGCGCTTGCTTGAATAGCTACCACGTCTTTGGTGTAAGCAGGAGTTCCGGTAGCCGCAGACACGTCATAGGTGGTGACATTGGCGTAAATAGCGCCTTTTTCATAAGACGCGGTGCCAGACGTTGAAGGCACCACCGACGAAATGTAAGTCGCCCAAGTGTTGCTGTCGCCCGCGCCGAGAAACTGGAATGTTTTCCCAGCCTGCTCGCCTACCATGACAGAGGTATCGGCGTCCGTGTTGAGGCGTCCCGACCCTGTAAACAACGTGCCGCCATCCATTTCAATGACAGTCAGCCCAGCGGCATACACGTTAGAGTTGAATTTATATGTCCCAGCGGGAAAATAAATCGTGCCGCCCGTAGATGGGATAGCCGCCACAATCACGGAAAATTGTGATGAGTTATCCGCCACGCCGGTTCTATCAAACCCCCAATCCAGCACGTTAAATATGTCAGCCGCCCGAGTGGCTAACGTCCGTGTTGTAGTGGACCCTGTGGCAAGCACGCTAAGCGCGCCGGGAGCCTCGCCAGATACCGCCGTGCCATTGCTAGCGTAATACGCAACTTGGCCGCTCGTCCCGGAATTAACAGTCCCGCCGCCACTTGGCGTTGACCAAGTGCCATCCCCGCGCAGATATGTCGTGCTTGATGGCGTGCCTGTTGCGTTTATGCCACCTACCGGCAGTCCTGTCGCATTGGTAAGGACGGCACTTGACGGCGTTCCGAGCGCGCCGCCGTTGACGACAAACGCCCCGCTAGACCCTGTATTTACGCCAAGTGCAGTTGCAACGCCGGTCCCGGTCGTAATGCCTTGGATGGTGTTAGAACTGGTCCATTGCGCAAGCTGGCCGGATGTTGGCGTGCCAGAATTGGAAACGTTGCCGCCGCCCGCCGTCACGTTCAAAATTCCCGACGATATGGACAGTCCGCTTCCGAGCGTTAAGCCGCTAATCGTGCTGCCCGTCGCGGCGTAGTAGCCGAGTTGGTTTGCGGTGCCTGCGCTAACGGCCCCCGTGCCGCCCCCGTAAAGCGTTGTCCGCAACCATGCCCCGGATGACGACGAAGGAACGATGGTGTTTAGATTGTCGTCAACGTATCCCGTTCCGCTGATCCACGCGAACATGCCCGCATAGCCGTCTAGCGGCGTTGTGATGCCCTGTAGGAAAACCGACATGCCCGACTGGCCGACGAAAGAGCGCAACTGTGCGGCTGTCTGATCGCCTTGGACGAACGTATTAAGCTCGTCGCCCGAGATAACCGCGATACCGTTGCTGAATGTTCCGTTGGCCGGGATGCTCATGCGTTCACCGTCACCGCTTCGGGTTGCGGGACGGTGCCTGAGTTGGATTTAACGATGGCGCGCAACGGCGTGACGTAGGTGCCGATGGCACTCACGAAAGCGGAAAATTGCGCCAGGTTCATCGTGTGAGCATTTCCCGACACGTCATGCCACGCAATCGAAGTGGTGCCGTTGGTGAATGTTGCCGCTTTTGCCAGTTCCGCCATTTCTGCCATCATGTCCATCCGATCCTCCGACGATATGCCGTATGTCGCGCTGAGAGATGTGGACGTGGTGAACGTCACAGGAACGGAAACGAGAGCGGCGGAGGCAAGTTGCGAGGGCGTCTGAGTGATCGTTGGAGCACTGGACGGCGTATTACCTGCCGCCAGCCATGCTTGGTACTCTTGCCAATCGATGTTTGATGGCGAATTAGGAATAGTTGCTCCATCAACTAGACGTATAACAGAAAGTCCTGAAGTAAGCTGATAACCTGTTGACATTTTACAACTCCGCGTTGATTGCTAGGTGTATTGCCATGATGTGCCCGACTGACCAACTGGATGATACATTATATACACCTACCGATTGTGGGCCAGTTACACTTATTCCTAAAGAGCCGTTTGGAGCACTGACACTATAATCTTGAAAAGTACTTACTGCACCTGACACTGGATTATAACCTACTATTGTAGGAGAAATTCTTTTTGTAACTTTAAATGGATAAACAATAGAAGTTCCATAAGTACTACTATAAGAAATTGTTTGAAAATCTCCTTGTCCATTCTGAGCTGCAGTACCAAGAGCTACACCAGTGTTGTAAGTAGTTTCAAAATACCTCTGACACCTGATTAGCTCGCGCCCTATATCTGTTCGTTCGAACGGAGTGGCCACAGAACCCGGCTCAAGTTGCACGGTGCCGATTGATAGCGTGCCAGTGAGCGCCGCCGTGGTAAACACAATCTGCAAACCAGTGATCGCCGCAGACGGGATAGAAATCTGTTTGTTGTAGGTCGTGAGCGCGGAAGATACGGTGAAGGTTCCGGTCGCAATTTGCGTAACCGTGGGGCTTGCGAGCGTGCCGAACGTGTCTGTCGAATTGGCATACGAAGCCGTCCAATTGACAGTCGTGATAGACGACGCGGCCAACGCGACCGATAACGTGGATGTGGTTCCGGCCAAATCATATGAGTTGGCAGTTTCGATCCTCTGCCCAAACCCGACTGCGGTATTCCCCGTCGCGCCTGTGATTTGGTAAACGTATTGGTTTGGCGCGCTGGCCGACACCCGTTGCCCTGTGACGTTCGCGCCCGTGCAGTAGCCATACCAACGATCTACGGTGTAGGCCAAAGCAGCGCCAGCCGTGATCGTCTGCGACGCCCCCGCGTTGCGTTGATCTACAGCCATCCCCCCGTTGATCAGTTTGTTGCGCAGAAAGCTGCTGCCCATCGCAACAGTTCCTGCAACTGACAAATTGCCAGCATAGGTAACATTGGAGATGGTTGCGTTTGCAATTGTCCCGCCCGAGATCGCGGCATTAGCAACAGTCCCGTTTGAGATCGCGGTATTGCTAATCGTGCCAGAGCCAAACGATGAACCTGTAATCGCGACGTTGGAAATGTAACCGCCGCTGATCTGTTGCGGCACACGGAGCCAAGCCCCCACCGTCAAGCCATAGGGCCGAATTACCGTCACTCCGTCATCCGTGGCCGTGCTGGTAGAGTTCCAAAAAAACTCACCACCGCCGCCATCGCCAGCCGTGCTGGTCCCGAGCGTAACCACCGTCATATTCGACAATCCGGTGAACACGCGCAGATTTGCAACCAGCATCCCGCCTTGCACAAACGTATCTAACTGATCTCCAGAAACTACGCCCGATCCGTTGGAATAGGTGGCGTTAGACGGAACTGCCACGGGTTATTGTGCTCCCCGCAACCGCGTGAAAATGTCCAACGTGACCAACGGAATAACAGTGAAAATGCAATACGCGATCATCACGTAAAGCCCAGCGGTATCGGAAACCCGCACGGCGAGCACAAAAGCGCCGATCACCGAAAGCAACAACAAAAATCGCGACGCAAGAACCGCTGCAATCGCGCTCAAAGTCCCGATGAACGCTTGATCCACCTTCGGTGGCGGAAGCGGTTTGTCCATTTGGACAGACGGTTGTTCGGGTTCCGACTTAACCCGACGCGGGAGAGCGACGACGCCCTCGTGAACCACTGTAACCGTCGCGGAGCTTGCCGAACTCATCTGTGTCATCCTCTGGCGTCAATCGGTTACGAGTGTGTATCCAACGAGTGCCAGCTTCAAAAACCTTGAGTTGGTCCAACAAAGCTACGGTAGGCTTGGCTTCGGCTGGCTGGCCTTCGCTTTCAACCATACTCGGAGACGTTTGTTCAAGCAATCTCTCAAAGAACGCATCCATCTTGTTGATAAGTGAGGATGGCTTGCCCTTCATTTGTTTTCCATTCCATGTGCTGCACCGCTCGCGAACGGAAGTGCAACCGCAGCTTGCGGCGTGAATGCGGGATATGTTGGAGCAAGAGGTTTGCTCGCGTTTACTCCGGTCAACCGTTCTTGATATCCTTTGGAAAGAAGCATGTTTTTTACCAAAGGTCGCTGCAAAATTCCCAACGCTAGCGCAGGTTCATGCGCTCCAATAGCAGCCGCCGCACCGAAGAAATCTACTGCACTGTAATCTTCGGCATGCCCGAACCGGGCTGGGTTCTGCATGGATTTCGGCGCGGTGTTGTATGCATCCGCAATTTTCTTTGCGTTACCAGACAACGGTTTATCTGCCGCCAACATTTTCGCATAACCTTGAGAGTTTACGTCTCCCGTTGTCGGATTTGTAAGATCGCGCGCGTCATAAATTTTGGCGAACATCTCGCGTGCCTCACGGAATTGATCGGCCAGACCTTGGCGGAACGGTCGTTCCTGATACGCTTGTGCCAAATTTTCGCGGTAAGACGTTACCCGCGATTGAAGTTCCGAGACTTTTTGATACGCGGATTGAAACCGTTGCTGGGCTTGGCGCTCGGCTTCGGTGAGCTTTTGCAATTCCGCTTCGTTTGCAACGCGCTCGGCTTCAACCGCTTTCTCGCGATTCCCGTGCGATCGCGCGTATGTGGTTTTCTCCGCAGCCGCACCGGCCTCTTGTTCGCGACGAGGCGCATCCATAGCCGCGCGGCGCGTTGCGTTGGCGGCATTCGTCATTTCTGACGATGCGGATTCAAGTTCGCTATGGGCGTTGTTCAATTCGGATCGCGCGCTTTTCCATTTGGACGTCCAATAGGATGGCGCATTCTCAATGCTCCGCTCCATCGTGCTTTCCACCAAGTCTGCCGCACGGCGCTGCGCAAGGCCAAGACGGTGCTGATCAGGCTTGCCAATTGCTTTGAGGTTGGTCGAGGCGTCGGCCCGCAATTGCGCGATGTATTTCATCACGGAATCGGTTGGCGCATGTTCGCCGCTGAACGTCTGGTTGTTCAATTTCCCAAGCAATTCATCGTGCAGTTGCGCAATTTTCGGATTGGCGCTTGTGGACGGGAACAGACCCTCCAACTTCTTATCAGCCGCCGAGAGTTTGGCTACGTCCGCTTTAAATTCTTGGTCAAACGTCACTTCCGGAACTGCGGTGCGGACCTGTTCATACACTGCTTTAGCGGGGGCCTCAGCCTTGGCGAATGCTTCATTGTTCAAGAACGTGCCGCGAGGCAATCCGATATCTTCGGCCTGCAAATCATTCACAAGGAGTTGGTTTTTGGACGATGCCGTTTGCCACAATTTGATTTTGCCCGCTTCGCCAGACATCATCCGCGTGGCAAGATCGGGTTTTTCTCCAAGTTTCGGAATATCTGCGGGCGAGAACACAAACCCTTCTTTGACCAGATCGGGAACCGATGATTTCACACCGAAATTCGGCGTTTTTTGTTTCGGAGTTTCGCCCGATATGGACATGCCTTTCGCGGCCATCTCTGGAGAGAACCCGGGAGACGGCTTTATGCCCATAGTAGCCGCCGTCAGAATGTCACCACGCGCGGTTGGGTCATTGACAGGGCGTTGCCCTAGAATTTCCTGACCGCCTTTTACGGCCCCGCGCAACGGAGCCGCAATCATCTCTGGCATAGCCAGCGTGCCACGGCCTTTATCGTTCGTCATCCACGGGATTACGCTTCCACGAGTCGAACCGAGAGGCGTTGCAAATGGGGTTGCCATGTCGGCTTTTTGGGATTGCCGAAGCGCCGCAATTTGCCCCTCGGTCAAATCACCATATTGCCGTTCTTCCGGCGTTGGCTGCACAAACCCTTCGGCGTTCCGCTGTCTTGTTGGATCAACAGGCGCGGCCCCCGCCACCTTCCCTTGCGCGTCAAGTTTGGGCCGGAACCCGTCATCGCCGGGAATGAGAGGACGCGATGCCTCTATTAGTTTTGCGCTATCGGGATCGAATTTGGATCGTGTTGCCGACGCCGGGGCAATTAATCGTGCGCTATCGGGATCGAACGCCATTATTGCACCTCAACCCATTTACCGTCGCGATTCACCGCACGATTGCCGTCTTTGTCGGTATATATTGGTTCGCCCGGAAGTGCGGTCGCATGGCCGTCTTTTTGTCCGCCCTTGTTTTCACGATCCACACGTTCGGCTTGTTCGGCTGCTTGTTTTGCGGCGTCGGCTTCCTGACCAAACGCTTTCAACGCAGCACGATAGGATTCGGGACTTTCGGCAGTCGTAAGCAAACTGTGAGCGTATTCGCGCTTGGCCGAATCCGTTCCGCCTCGCGCCGCCAACTGATCGTAAGCATTCAAGATGGCGTTTGTTTTGATCTTCAAATCCTTCAACGCAGGATCGGAAATTGACGCATCGCCCATCTGCAACAGTTTGGTGAGAGGCACCCAAGCAGTGCGCGGCACCGCTTCGGATGATGCTTGTGCCAACGGTGCCATCGTCCGCAATTCGTTCACAGCGACAGACACACGGCCTGCTTGCGCCGCCGCCGTCTGCGTTTCCTTGCGTTCGGCTGCAAGTTGAATTTGGCCGTCCTTAATCTTTTGAGCGCGTTCCGCCATGCTCATACCCGGCGTGGAATCAATCACCCCTTGATATGCCGCAATTTGTTGGCCTTTCGACCGGAGGCCCGCCGGAAGCGTAATGCCAAGTTGCGCCATTTTGCCCATCAATTGAGACATTTCTGGCGTAAATCCGCCGTCTTTTGCCGCGTCAGGGTCTTTCCCTTCCGCAATCGCAAGTTTGGCTACAGCTTGCGTGCGAGCGTCTGCACCAGGGTTCGCTTCCCGCCATGCATCCCACAGTTCTTTCTCAGCGGCTTTTTTGGTCAGTGCGTTTGCGCCATCTGCCATCGCCTCCGATTGCTTGCCGTGCGCTCTGAGATAGTCCTTAACGCCCTGCCATCCTTGCGTGCGGTAAATTTGATCAACAACCTCGTTCTTGTATTCCGCGACATGGTTGCGGATTTGAGCGTCCGCCAATCGCGTGTCCGTGTTCAACGTCGTCACTGCGTTTTGCAGCGACTTCTGTTCGCGTTCGGACATACGTTGCGCGTTTTCAGTGTCTAACTTCCACTGCGCATACGCGCGCTTGTATGCGTCCTCGTCTTGGTTCTTGACTGAATTTTGAACCGCCGCCGCTGACTGGATCGCGCTGGTTAGATGCTGGCGTGTCGCAAGAGAACCGAACAGACCAAGCCACATCGCAGGCTGGCCGAACGCCAACAACGGATCGGTAGGCGTCGGCTCTGGCGGTGGCTTTGTCATCACCGGAGCGTCAACTTTCTGTTGCATTTCCGTCACTCGCGCCCGATCCGCTTTGATAATCGGATCGGCTTCAATGCCGCGAACGGCACCGGCCAGCGGAGATGAATCTGAAACCATAGGGGTTTTCGGCGCAACGGTCTTTGCGTCTGCCTTTGGCTTCGTGTCGTCTGTCGTGAGGGTATCGTCTGCCATGAGTTACCCCGATGTGGTGTTGAGCGTGACGCGGGTTGGCGTGGCAGTAGAAGCCGCCAACGATGCGAGAGCCGAAGCCATCGCGGAATCTTGCGAGATGGATTGCTGCATGATCTGTGCGTAAAGCGAAGCCGATAGGTTGCTTTCGTTCACGCCTGTATTCAACAACGATTGTGCAATCGTCGCGCCTTGTGAAACTGCGGTGTTCTGCACGTTCGCCAAATCTTGTGCCTCGGCAGACGATCCAGACATGCCGCGTGACGCATACTGGCTGCGAATAGCCGCTTGCGCCGCCGCCGTTGCTTGGTTGATGGACGTTTGCACCCCAGGCGGAAGCGTGCCGCTTGCGAGATACGATTGCAATTGTTTGCCTTGGCTTGCGAAACTTGCAGCTTGCGCCTCAATCGCGCCCAAACCGGCGGGAGCTTGGTTCCCTTTTGCAATATCCAACCCAGCTACGGCGGCAGGAAGCAACAGGTTTGCGTTGTTGCCCAACGCGGACCCTAACGTGCCGATAGACGGGTTTTTTGCAAAATTGACTAGGGAGTTCCCCGCGCTTGGCGATGTGCCGCCGCTGCCACTTGTCGCCCCCGCCGCGCCCTGCCCGTAGGTAAAGCTACCCCCAGGACCAGAACCGCCCGGAGCGACACCCAATGACGGGTTGACCTGATACCCAAGCGTGCCTGCCGCTGGCGTTTGCCCTGTTGCCTGCCCGATTGCCGCCGATGGATCGGCTAGAAAACTCTCTTTCGGGACTATGCCACCCGCTGCGTTTACAACATCGGCTGTATTCGCCGCCGATGCCAAACCCTGCGATGGATATGTGAGTTGCCCTGCCGAGCTTAAAACAGGATTGCCAGCCGCATCAAGATTCGGCGCAACCGGCGGAAGCGGAGCCAATTCAACCCCGTTTGTCGCACCTTGAACCGCCGACGCGCCGCTTAGATCGGCCCCAATGTCAGATGACGGTGCAGAGGATGAAGCGGCAACCGGATTGGGCGACGCACCCGCGTTCAATACCGATGCGCCTGTGTCAGTTCCTGCCCCTGGCGTATAAATGTCAGAACCGATAGGGGCTTGCGACGCAGCGGCACCCACACCCGGGCCGCCGCCAGACGTTCCAGGCGTCGCACTTCCAGCCGTGGCCCCCGCAATTGCGCCAGACGCCGCACCCGTAAGAGCGCCCGTCAAAGGGTTGCCACCGGAAGCTTCTGCACCCAACGCCCCGCCCGCTGCACCTGCCAACCCGAACCCCGCAGTTGAACCGATACCTAAGCTCGAACCAAGAGCACCACCAAAACCGCCCGTTATGCCGCCTGTCAGCCCGCCTGCAAGAGCGCCCTTGCCGATATCACCGCCAGTGATCGCCGCCTCACCAGCGCCCAACGCAGCACCAGCAACGCCGCCCTCCAATGCAGTGCCAACCCCGAGCGCCAAAGAACCGCCCTCGGCAGCACCAAGCCCAACCGCTGCGGCTGTCCCGACTTCAGCGATTGCAGATCCAATTGCCGCTATGGCCGCGCCGATACCCATCACACAACCCTTTCAAGTTCTTTGGCGTGAGTTTCATCCAACGGATCACCTTGCCAATTCAGATGCACAGATTGAGGTCCGCCGTTCAACCACCGAGTGATCGCCAGAAACGATCCGCCGGACGGACCAATACTGACGCCGTGAGAATCGTTTGGCCCAAGATGAACCGCAGGCGTCCGCATTCCGCGCCATGTCATAATCTTCATATCACGATGGCTGACTGGTTTGCCATGTTTCCGAAACCGGATATCTCCGGCGACGCGCACGGCCATACCGTCCACATCAGGATGCGTATGATCACAGATTTCGGTGTTCGGCGCGCAAGCCCACAACTGCACCTGAAATTCATCGTCGCGATACAACGTCACGCCAATATTCTCTGCCACCTTCTCATAAGGCTCCGCAGGCGGGCGAATGGGCGAACGGTCAAGCCAATCATCAACAAATTCATCAAGCGTCATGACACCACCACAAGTTTCGTGTGAACAAACTCTGCCGCTGGGTATCCCAAATGCTCCAACACTTTGGGTAATTTGCCGTCAATCGGCGCAAAATAGATAATCCGAAACGGTTTCCCGATTTTTTCTGAAAAATACCGTTCGGCTTTTCGGATCATGTGAACCGCGCGAGCACGAAAACCGGGCAAAATGAAAATGCTATCGCAGAAAACGTGGATCGTTGTGCGATACATTGTGTGCGGTGCCATGAAAAATGCGGCATGCCCAATCAATTTTCCGTCTTTCCGCAGCGAAAGCAGATGAAATACGCCCGCTTTTTGCAGACTGGCATATTTATCCCAATCAACATCAATCGGAACCACGTCGCGATGTGAGCCGGTTTCCTCCCATTGAATACGTGTGTTTTGATCCATGCCCGATGCGAGCATGTGCTCTACGCTTTCCCATTCCATTTCATAGGGCATAGTATTTTCCAAACACCGCCCCAAGGCGGGCATTGTCGCGAACAATTGTCCTCATGGTTGCTTGCACATCACTCTGAATGTTTTCATCTTTCAAGTGCAACCACCATTCCCGATCCATCGGTTGTTTTAAGCACGTCTCAAACACCATGCGACATACATGCTCAGAGTTGAGATCATTGAACGATACGGCCAAATCAACATCGGCAGAAGCAGCGTCATCATCCATCAATTTCAAATACCACTCTGGAACTGCAATCCCGAGTTTGGCGAAACTTTCATGAACCTCTGGCAATGGACGCCGAACAGAGACAATCACGCAATCCGGCCTCAAAACTCGAATATCTCGCGCCATGAAACTCATCATGCAATCAGCCGCCGATGCACTGTCATCAGATAGGAAATTGGACAAACTGGCTTCTTTGTCAAATTGCAGAGAAGGTTCGTGCAAGCATGTCCGGCCCCCATATGACAAAAATCGCGCTAACCATGCGGTGCGCGATCTAGGTGTTCCAATAATAACGAAAGGCGTCATGATATCCCCAGTTTGAAAGCCGCCGCCTCATGCTCGCGGCGATGCAGATAAATCCACGCCTCCAACTCGGCTTTATTCCGAATATCAACTTGTTGGAGGTTGCTGGATTGAAGGCCGAGCACGCCGTTAAAATCGTTGTGCATTTGCTGATTCCAGTTTGCAAACTGCGAGAAATCTTCCAGCGCAATCGGATCAATCGGATATTCGGTCAGGTTCACGCCGTAAATGTTACGGATGGCTTGCCGGATTAGATTGTGCTGGTCCCGATGGTCAAAAGACCACCTAGACCATTGCAATTCCGTCTGTGGTGCCACAAGCAGATTTGCGAGCATGGATCATTCGCCGCTTCGGTTTCGGTTCCCGGTTCGCGCCGTGCTGCGCAGTTTGGGTTCTGGCTGATCAAACGAAGGCTCGCTGACCGGCATGGCCCAACGATCACCGTTGATGTTGTTGCCAAAGTGCCAATCGTGATTGATACCATCGCCACGATCCGACGAATTGCCGTTCGGCGTCACCGCCACAAACCCGCCTGGATTTTCACCCTTGGCGAGAAAGTCCACAAATTTATCGCGAGCCATAGGGGGTTTCCTTTACGAGTAGATCGCTTGGATATCGGTGTAAGCGATGGTGATATCTTCCAGCACAAAATCAGCAGAAGTCGAACTGATTGTAGCACCTAGAGCCGTTCCAGGCACGGTTGATGTTTCCGCACCCCATACTGGATAGGTGTAGTCTGGCGCATAGAAGTTTGGTTGCACGGTGTTAGGGTAGCTGGTGGACGGCAATTGAGACGGTTGCCCCACCTGTTGCGCAATTCCGGCGCTCTCCATCGTGACCGTTGCCGCTACGCCGGTTTGACCGGATGTTTTATCCGTCGCACGGAGATACACTGCCAAAGGCTGCTTGACGATGTAAGGACGTTCCGCGTTGAACATCTTCGTCACCAAGGCTTTTGTCATAGCCGTAGAAGGCGATGCGAACAACGGATAGAGATTTGTGCCATCCGTTCCCCACGCCGTCATTGCAGAATTGACTTCCTGCGTTCCGATAAACGTCAATGAGACACTTTGCGATGCGACCAAGAAATTCCGTTCATCCCAACCCAACATCACAGTGCGCGGCGATTGCGTGAACGGATCGGTAACGGTTAGCAGGATCAAATAGACCGGAATGGTATGGATGTTTGCGACCGCCGCCGATGGCGTGACGCCGCCCGACGCGGGCAGAACCACCTTATCAAAAATGTTGTTTACCTTCTTAGACACACGCTGCACAGCGCCGCCGTAAAGCCCCTGCACGCCGTTGGCGTTCCCGAACAGCACCGCCTGCCCATAATCCTGCACGGTATCGCGCCACGCTACGCCGATCTGCGAGGACGTATTCTGATAGTTGAATGTCGTGGTGGCGGAACTGCCCGTTGTCTGGACGTTGGAAATCACCGAAACCGACGAATCGCCCATAGGGTATAAATACCCATTCGATTGGTGCAATGCGACGTATTGCGCGCGTAGAAACCGATCCGAATTGGTGAATAAATTGCCGCCCGACGATGTAGAGAAATTCGTAATCGAACCCGGCGCGCTATTTTGGATCACCCCACCATTAGACGCAGGGCCGACTTGGCATGGGTTGCTGATCCACACGCGGCTTAGAAACGTCTCAATAGATGTGCCGGAAATGCCGAACGGCATGACGTTGTTGGAACCAGCCGCCGCGTTGTTGAACGTGGTTGCCACAACAACAGCCGGGGCCGTCGAATATCCTGCCCCCCCAGCCGTGACGCTGACCGACGTGATAACGCCTGATGTGAGAGTTGCTGTAGCTGTAGCGCCCGATCCGCCGCCGCCGCTAAACGTCAGCGTTGGCGTGCCGGTGAACCCACTGCCACCAGATACCACCGTCACAGAGGCCACAGCACCCGAACTGAGAACTGCAATTGCAGAAGCCCCAGTTCCGCCGCCTCCCGAAAAACCTATGCTTGGCGTGGATGTATAACCCGAGCCGCCAGCCGTGATCGAGATGCCAGTCACAACGCCGCCTGATACCGTAGCTGTTGCCGTGGCACCAGACCCGCCGCCGCCCGTAATCGCCACCGATGGCGCGGTTGTGTAGCCAGAACCACCCGAAATCACTTCGGCAAAGGTGACAGCAGATG